AAATTCCAATTAATGATCTGGCCAACATAAACTTATCGAAAAAATAATTTAATCAAAGCGAGCGAACATTTCAGGGAAAATGGTTTTAATATTTTCAGAGTTAAATATATAGATAAAGAAGAGGATTATGTACAATATACGGCATATCAACTATTGTTTGATTTGTCTAAAAAGTACATTAATCCTCTTGTTGTTGAAAATACATTACCATTAGACGCCTTAAGGTTATGGGTTCAATCATTCAAAACGCCACCAAATTTATCAGTTAAATATTGGAGTAATGTAACTAATAAACAAGTACGTTATCAATCGTTTACTAAAGAAAATGACAAAGATCGTTATGCTTTAAATGTATTATTTGAAATGGCGAAGCAATCAAATTTAGATTTAGACTTTAATGTTGATAGAATTTCTTTTGGAAGATTAGGCACTGACACACAGTTTATTTATACGACAAATAAAAATATCACTTCATTTTCTCAAGAAGAAAATTATGATGACGTTATTACACGTGTTACAGTTACTTCTAAATTTAAACCAGATGTTGATAGAGAAAAAATAAAACAACAACAAACTAATGAATTGAATGCATTAAAAGAACAACAACAGGTATATAATAAACAAATTGCAAGTGAAAAGCGTAGACAACGTATGGAACGTGAAATTGAGTCTAAAATTCGTAAACAAGAACTTAAAAAGATGAATTTTGAAGCTCAAAAACATAAGAAGTACAAATCAATGGTTCATGAAGAATTTAAGAGTGCTGAGCAAATACGACAAGAAATTCAAGCTAAATATGATAACCAACAAGCTAAAATTGAACATGAAAAGCTGATTGCAAAACAACATGCGGATATGCAAAAAGCTGAAATCCAAAAATTGAAAGCAAAACACAAAGATGATTTATCTGCAATTAATGAGGATATTATTTTATCAGTTACGGTAGATAGTCCATTTATTAATGATTACCCTGAAATTTATGAAGAGATTATTGAAAATAATGAACTTAAAACAATTGATGAATTAACTAATTACGCAGAAGGTTATTTTAGTAAGCAACATGTTGATTTTCCTAAAATATCAATAAAAGTCGGGTTGGATGTGTTGCAAAATGAGCAGGTGCAATTAGGCGATACCGTTATTGTTAGATATCTAACACATGATGTTGACCAACGCCAAAGAGTAATTGCAACAAAATATAGTCCCATGAAAAAAGAATTCATTGAAGTAACTTTTGGAGATAAAACTGAAAGTTATGTATATCAAAGTAATACAGTTAGTTCAAATACGACACAATCGATTTTGCAAAATTATAAAACTTCAGATGACATTGAAGATGTTAAGAACGAAATGAACTATTATTATGTAGAGTTAATAAATAAAGAAAAAGAAAATTTTAACAATCATTTGGAATGCTAAACGGGATTAATAAGAGACGATATAAATACTTATAAGCAGACGATAGACGGCAGAGTGAACGTGATGAGTGCTAATTTTGATGATCAATTTAATTCTCTTAATAGTACGCTTGAAACGAACTCAAATAATACAACGTTAGCTCTAAATCAATTACAACAAAATGTGAGTACACAATTTAGTCAAATGCAGTCTACAAATAACGCAAAGTTATTAGAAGTGAAAAGTGAATTACTTCAATATACTAATTCTAATTACAATCAAGCTAATGATAGAATTAATCAAATTAATCAAAAAGTTGATGATTTTAAAGTTGGTGCAGTTAATTTACTAAAAGGAACAGCAAATTATACGACGCCTTTTAATCATTCTATTATAGAAAATTCAGGGAGAATTGTAGACGGTTACTTATATTCTTCTGATTTTAGTAGTAGCGCCGGCCGTTTATGGCAAACGAATCAAGTTGTTAAATTACTGCCGAATACCGATTATGTACTTAGCTATGATGCTTTTTCAAAATCAAATATCGGGACAGCGTATACACCTATTGAAATTTTAAGTGAGGATGGCAGGGATTTAGTACCAAAACAGTATCTTCATACGATAGATACGTATAAACATGTTACTAATACTAAACAACGAATGACATTTAAATTCAACACAGGTAATAATATATATTTCCGCTTTCATTTCACGTCTGAAAGTGTTAATTCTGTTGTATACATTGGTAAAATCCAATTGGAAAAAGGTACAATTGCAACTGATTGGTCACCGAATATAAAAGATGTTGAGGCGGAAATAAAGGTTGTTGCGGATAGTATTACTACAAAAGCACTTGAAGCGGTTCGCGGAGATATCCAATATTTAAGAACAAATATTCTTGATACGAATACAATTGAGGCTAATATGCTAAAGGTTGATAATGCTTTTGTTAACAAGCTATTGTCAAATAATATTTTAGTTAATCGATTAACAGCTAATTCGATATTATCAAATGTGATTAAAACAAAAACTTTGGAATCAGTTTATCAAAATGTGGGTGAGTTGAGGTCTCGATTAATTACTACAAATAGTATTAGTGCAAATGCGATTAACGTTGATAGTGCATTAATCCATAAACTAGTGTCTGATGATCAATTTGTTAATATTTTGACAGCAAGAAGCGCATTTGTAGATTGGATTAAAGCAATTGACATTGATGCAGGACGTATTCGAGGTGGTTTGATTAGATCTAGAAACGAACGTATGTTTTGGGATTTAGAGCATAATAATTTTGATTTTTATGATGGCTCAGTTACTAACTATTACGGCTCTTCTAGAATAGTGTTTCATACTACGGATAACAGTATTTATCAAGGTTACAATGGCACGTGTGCATTTTTGAATTTTACTAAATCAGCTGGGGATAATTACCCATCTGTAGTAATGGGAACTAGTGGGGATTTAATTGCTAGTTCAACTACAGGGCATTTTTCAGGTATAAAATGTCACACAGCAAAAGCGGATAAGGTTTATAATTTATCAAAAGTTGATGTCATAGCTGACCAAGTATTATTCGACAGTCATGGGGGTAGTGCTGACACTGGCGGTTGGACTTTAGAAAATTTCAGAGTACCTTCTGTGCATAGTAATGTCAGAGCGTTTTATGGTAACAATCCTGCTAATTATAAATATGAATTAGGACAAAGAGAATATAAATTCAGAACTTTATGGACTGAAGGTATAAATGACACGTTAAGAGTGGTAACTTATCCCGGTACAATAACAGGGATAATGAGTGATAACGAGAGATATGGTATTCAAATAGCTAATTATGATGTCTACGTTTTAATTAATGGGCGTAGAGTATCATTAAAACAATTAGTTGATCGTTAATAATAATTCATTTTAAGGTGGTTAATTGAATGATTGAGATTAAGAATTCGGACTTAGTGAAAACTAGGTCTTTTTTATATGGATTAAAACTTAAACCGAAATTATCAAGACACAGAACAAAATTTATTAGATTGCTAGACAATAAAATTGAAGATTTGACCAATGCATCTAATGAATTAATTCAACAATTTGCTAAGAAGGATAATCAAGGTAATCCAATAGTTAAAGATAATTTAGTTGAATTTGATGATATAAATAAACGTATACAATTCGAAAAAGAAGATAGAATACTATTCAATGAAATTTCAAAAATTGATTTGAGTGAATATCCACTAGTAAAAGATGCGTTAAAACAATCATTAAACGAATTAGATATTGTTTTAGAGAAAGAAGAAGCTGAAACCTATGAACTATTATGCAATTTGTTTGATGTTGATTAATAGATTTTAAATTAAATGATGGAGTGTGAGTAACATGAAAGAAACAAGATTTTATTTAGTAAGAGTGTATGTTGGACAAAATGGGGAAAGGGAAAGTCAAAAATTAAGATATAGTGCTTACGCCTTTACTTTTAACGGTATACCAGAAGGCGAAACACCAACATTTTACGACACAGAAGCAGATGCAACGGCAATTGCAAATTCGTTAAATTTAATTTATCGACTATCAAATGTGAGCAGTTTTGTAGATGTGTACAAAGAAGAAGTTAAAGTTACAAAAGTTACAGATAATGACCCAGTTGCTAATAATCAAGTTGATGGAGGTGTAGAACATGGAACAAATCAATAATATAGAAATTGAAAGTTTTTCAAGTTTATTCTATACAGGTTCTTGGACAATTATTGATATATTAATTCTTTTAATCGCTTTGGATATTTTAAGTGGTGTAATAAAAGCAATGCGAAATCATAGCTTAAAAAGTTCAATTGCAAATTTAGGATTAGCAAAAAAGATTTCGATTTTTATTGTAATTATTGTTGCGAATATTGCAGATTTATTTTTTAAGGCAGACGGTGTGATTGTAAATGGAACAGTCTCATTTTATTTATTTGGTGAGGCGATTAGTGTTGTCGAAAATTGTGCAATTATTGGTGTACCAATTCCAGATGTTTTAAAAAAGCGTTTAGGTGTAATTGAAAATCAAAATGAAAAGTAAACAACGAAAACAAAGCGACTAAGTAAGTCGTATTTTTTATGTCAAAATTTAAGGAGTGATATTTATGGCAAAGTCATATTTAGGTAATTGGAATGGTGTTGACGTTTATACGGATTTTATTCCATTTGGAACAAGACGAACTGGGCAAGCTTTGGATACAGGTAAGCCAATTTTTGCGGTATATCATGATACGGGGAATCCGGGAAGTACTGCACAACAAAATGTGAATTATTACAAAAGTACCTACTTACAAGATTGGGCATCAACAGCATCTGCGCATTTCTTTGTAGATGATAAAGAATGTATTATTTGTGTACCATTAGATGAAAAGGCATGGCATGTGTTATATGATACACCGACAGATAATTATTACTTTGGTGACGATGCAAATGATGCAGCATTTGGTGGCGAATTATGTTATTTCGAAGATGATAGAGAGCGTTCATTAAAAGCATTAGATAATTTCGCAAGAGTATTTGCTACTTTAGTAGATTCATGGGGTATTAATCATTGGCATAAATGTCCAGGTCATCAGGACATTCAAGCTGATAAGCGTGACCCAGGTAACGCATTACAGGCATGTGGTTATGCTCGAGATGATATCGAGGTAATTGATAACTTAGTGCAACGTTATATTGATGGTCTAAATGAGGTTGATACAAATGAAGTTGTAAATCAACCAAGTGATGATGATATCATTGAAAAGAAACCAGTAGGATGTCAACGCATTAAAGTTTGGTCAGAAGAACCATATTACAGAGGTACAATTAAGTACGATGCTTCATTACGTCAACGTGCAGGCAATAGCTTTGATAATTATAGCTTTGCATACGAAAAAGATGTGCTTGAAGCGGGTTCAATTGTATATATTTATGAAGAAATTCAAGACCCACAAGGCAATATTTGGTGTAGAACTTATTCACCAAGTAATAATGGGTGGGTACATAAACATACGATTGAAGTAGATGAAGAATATAAAGATTAAATCAAAGTGCAGTCAGAAATGGCTGTCTTTTTTTATGTAAATTGATAATTTGTAGGTGCTTCAAATATGTTGTGTTGTAGTTGAAAAAATTTGTAATTTTCTGAAAAAATACTGAAATAGCTTTACTTTATAGTTCAAATGAGTTATAATGTTATTGTAGTTAATTTGAACTACAAAAAAATTACTGGAGGTGAAGAGATGAGGCGAAAAAAAGAATAAAAAAAGAACGTCGCGAAAATGTTGAGTACTATTTGAAAATAGGGACTTTCATACTACTACTCATTGAATTCATTCGCAGAACGTTCTAAGGTAAGACCCCGAAATGGGGTTCTTACCTCTCATTATAAAGGAGGTAACACTATATGAAAAGAGAAACAAAACAAAAAATATCTTTTTGTTTATCAATCGGTATTTTCATTTTAGTTATACTACTATTGATATTCTAAAAAATTAAAAATTTTCGCCTCATCTAATTTATGAATTGCTATGATGAAATATTCAATACAATCAAAAAGTTGATAGAAAACAAAGAGATATCGAGTTATCAAATTAATAAGGATACTGGGATAAGTTACGGTAATATTAATGCTATGCGCCGTGGAGAAAGAAGAATAGAAAATTTAAGCTTAAAGAATGCAAAGATCTTATATGAATATGCTAAAAAGGTATTATAATATAACTACTTTTCTGGTAACTAATCCCGCTATTTAGAGGATTTAATTTTAAAAAGTGGTAAAAAACTGACTACGTATATATAATAACCTTTTTATTATCGTTGGTTGTTTTTATACTAATTCTTATTGACTAATATAGATAGTAAGTATAATATTATTGTGTTTTATATCTTCAGAAAGATGGGGATGCAGTTTGAATATCGAAATAAAAGGCTATCACGGTACTACAAAAAGTGCGGCTAATCTAATAATTAAAAACTCTACCTTCAACAAATCGTCTAAAGTAAATGAATGGTTAGGACATGGTGTTTATTTTTATGAGTTAATTGAAAAAGCCCAGTGGTGGAGTAAAAATAAAAATGAACCAGTTATCATTGAAGCTCCTATATCGGTTCAAGAAGATAAATTAGTGAATTTAGATAAGCCTTCTGAAGAAGATAAATTTGGAAGCTTCATACAATCCATAGAAAAGCAAGGAGGTTTTGTTTTTAGTAGTGATAAAATAATTAGAAGATGTCAAATTACTACTATGTATATGCAATATGTAGAAGCTAAAGTTATTATGGCAACTCTTCCATCTACTAACAAAAAATATAAAGAAGAGTTTTAGTAGAATTGGATATGAGAGAACAGAAAAACAAATTTGTGTGCATGATACAACATGTATAGTGTATAATAAATTAAGAGTCGTTGAGTAAGGAGGAATCATTATGTTTGATATTAATAAAGTAAAAAGAATTGCTAAAGAAGTAGGTGTGGAAGTAAATCCCTTAGAAGCAATGGGCAGAAAAGGTTTGTTTTTTAGAAATGAAAATGGTCAGCTAGAAAAATGGGACGCTATCACTGAATTAGGTTTAAAAGATAATAATACTCAACACTCAAATTATTATAGTAACTTTTTTGACAAAAGTTTTTATACTAATAAAGTACATGGATTTAATAAATCACCATATCGTAATACACAAAGTAATTATTCGATGAATGAAAAAATTAATAAACAAACACTTATCTCGGAGGCAGCATAATGGCAGGAATAAGTTTTATTAATTATATAGTGGACACTATGTATTACAAAACAAATCCTAATTTTGATGCAGAAAATACTATAGAAATTTCAATAAATGAAGAAGTTTTTGCGGACATTGATATTAGTAAAGAAGAAGATGTGGCGATTATAACGTTACAAGCTAAACTTAAAGAAACAAGTGATGTGCCTTTTTCATTTGATGCAAGTATAGTGGGGTATTTTGAATATAATTCTGAAGAATCAGATGGTATTCAATTTAAAGAATTTTTAAAAACTAATGCAATAGCGATATTATTTCCTTATTTAAGATCTATTGTAAGTGAGTTAACTGGCAAATCTAATAGATTTCCTAGTTATAATATGCCTGTAAGAAACATTGCACATGAAATCGCCGAGAAAGGTAATATAAATATTACAGAGGGTTAATAACTATTAACTTATATTTTGAAAAACCGTACCTAAAATGGTATGGTTTTTTATATTTTTTTACAATTATAGTAGATGTACGTATACTAACAGGTGTATAATGTATATATAAAGTTCAAGGAGGTGAAAGTGGTGACGAAAGTGAAGGGAATAAAAAAGCTCAAATGTACCAAATTGTTAATCTTAATAAATCTCTACTTTATAAAGATTGAATGGACATTCGAGCGTTAATGAGTCAGGAGGGACTTCCCCTCCTACAATTTAATAATAATACTTTCTTCACCACTGTACAATGAAAATTACTTTTAAAATACGTAAAACAAGTAAAAAAGAGAAAGCGGAGTTCATATTCGGAATATGCTTTGCTATTTTGGTAATTATAGTGTTTAAAATGGTGTTATAAATGAATGATTTTAAAGAAGTATACGTTACTATAAAAAAATTGCTTGATTCAGATATAACCGCTTATCAGATTGAAAAAGGAACAGGGGTTAGTAGAGCGAAAATAGGTAGACTGAAAAATGATAAAAATTCATTAAAAAATTTAACTTTAGAAACAGCGGAAAAACTCTATAATTATCAAAAACAATTAGAAATAATGAATGAAGATTAAAAAACAAGGCTCTATCTCTTGATACATAAGGGATAGAGCCTTATTAGTTGCCCAGTTTTTAAAAATGTCTAAATTGGGCAACAAAATGGGCAACAAAATAAAAAATTCATTAAATAACATATGAAGATAAAAGCCGTAATCATGGGATTTTACCATCACATAATACAATAAAACTCTATTTTTTGAGAACAGAACTCAAGTATCTGAATGGGAAAGAGATCAGTACCACTATTTAATTTTAGGTGGCCAATACAATGAATAATTCAAAATATTGGCTAGAACGAGCTCAAAATGTTATACAGAGTGAAATACAAGCGGATGCACAAGCAACAACTGAGATAGAACGAATTATTTTACAGATGTATGCAGAAATTGCTAAAGAATTATTGGCATTTTATGCCAAATATGCAACCACTGCTGGATTAACAATGTTAGAAGTTAAGAAAAATGCTGATGCGTTTGACGTAAAGGCATTTAGACATAAAGCTAAAATGTATGTTCGACGTAAAGACTTTAGTGAAGAAGCAAATCGTGTATTAAAGTTATATAACTTAACAATGAAGATTTCACGAGAGCAATTATTAAAGCAACAGCTTGACTTAATTGTCAGAGATACTGGATTGAATCTTCAAAGTAAACTAGAAGATGACTTAGTTGAAGCTGTGGATAGAGAAGTAGAAAGACAAGCGCATATTTTAGGTGAACATGTAAAGATAGATGATGCTGAAGTAAAAGCAGTGGTTAATAGTAACTTTAAAGGTGTGACATGGTCACAGAGATTATGGAAAGATATGGCATTGGTACAAAAAGAGGTAGAACAGGTAACTAGTCATGTACTGATTCGTGGTCGACATCCAAATGAATTTGTACCACTGTTTAAAAAGAAAACACAATCAACGACTTATAACGCCAGTAGATTGTTAGTCACTGAATCGGCAAGGGTTCAAGCAGAATCACAAAAGTTAACATATTTAAAAGAACTTGGTGAAGATGGCGAATATAAATATGTTGCCAAAATAGATAGTAAAACATCTAAATTATGTCATTCACTCAACGGAAAAATATTTAAAGTTAAAGATATGATACCAGGTGTGAATGCGCCACCTATGCATCCTTGGTGTAGAAGTATCACAGTGCCAGATGTCGGCAATTGGCGAGACAAGTTCTTTAAAGAGCGTGAAGGTAAATATCAAGTAGAAGTAAAAGAAGCAAAATTACAGGAAAAAGCTAAAAAATCAGATGAAAGAAATGATTGAAAGTGGTAAAATAAAAATAGAAATAAATTGCGAAAAACAAAATAGACATATGTTAGGTCATCATCTATATAATGAAAATAAAAAAAGAGCCATTTTAAATAATAAGAAATTGCCTAGCTATACAATACTTTCTATAGATTTATTGAATGAATTGTTAAGAGAAAAAATGTCAACAGGCAATCTAATATTAAGTGATGAGCTATTTGATATGAAAGAGATTATTAATTTTAATCAAATTATTGGAAAAGTACATATCGATAATGTGTATATTGAAACCAGAAAAGGAAAAGTGCATTATTCGAAGACAGGTGCTCATATAGTACCTTATATTGATAAGTAGGTGAAAAGTATTGAGAATTGAAGATGCATATCGTAAAGATGTTATTATCACGCTTTTGAATAATGAAGAATACGAAGGGTTTGTAACTGACTATGAAAATGAATTTGAGAGTGAAACAGGAAATCTTGTTGTAGATATACAGACTGATTTTGCTGTTTATTCGTTTGATGAAACTGAGATAAAAAGTATTAGATTATTAAAATAATTACAAATTAGCATCCTTTCTACACAGATAAAGAGAAAGCGGTGCTATTTTTATTACACTTTTTTAACTAACTAAGGATACAAGACACATACCTTCAACAATATCCTCATCTAAACCTATCGATTTCCTAAGCTCAATTTTAAACACAAAGTTTATTTGAAAAGATGCACACCTATAAAAAATCTTAATCATCGAAAAGTCACAAACATCTCCATATTAAAAACTTAAATAGTGCATTTCATTTAAACTAAACATCGATATTCCTACCAATATAGACTTAGTAATTCGATTGTTAATACATCACTTTCATAAAATAACTAAAACTATCATAATACTTCTCAAATCTCGTCAAATTAAAGTAAATACAGCACAAATTAACATTTTTAAATATATAAATAAAATAAAACAAGATACTCAATAATCTGTAGTACCTTGTTTTGGAATAATGTAATTTTATATCATCAACGGCTACAAATGAGCAGTTTCATATATAAATAAACACAACTACTCAACTGATCTTGATTAATTAATAAATGATTTGCCAGATGACATATAACAGCATTATTAGATTAATTCTAATAGTTTATTTAAATTTTCTTCGGTTGTCGCCCAACTGGTTGCGAATCTAACAACACGATGTTGATCATCGTATTTTTCCCAAACAGCAAATTTAACTTTTCGTTCTAACTCTGCTATTTTCTCGTTACTTAAAATAAAAAATTGTTGATTGGTTGGAGAATCAAAGTAAAGACGATAGCCTTTATTTATAAACCCGTCTTTCATCTTATTTGCCATTTCGATAGCATGTCTGCTTATATTAAAATATAAATTGTCCGTAAATAATTCTAAAAATTGTATGCCTGTTAACCGTCCTTTTGCTAAAAGGGCACCGTGATGTTTGATTCGAGTGGTAAATTGTTTCGGTTCATTATTCTTCGTAAAAACAATTGCTTCTCCGCATAATGCACCTATCTTCGTACCACCTATATAAAATACATCACAATATTTAGCGATGTCTTTAATGGTCATATCTGATTGATCACTCATCAATCCATACCCTAATCGTGCACCATCCATAAATAATGGAAGCTGATATTGCTTACATACTTTGCATAACTCTTCCAATTCTGATTTAGAGTATAATGTGCCATATTCTGTAGGATGAGAAATATATACCATCCCTGGGAATACCATATGGTCCTTTTTAAAATCACTTTTAAATGTCTCCATGTAAGTTTCAACATCTGAAGCACTAACTTTTCCTTCCTTAGAGGGTATAGTAATTACTTTATGTCCACTATATTCAATTGCACCGCCCTCATGCACAGCAACATGACCAGTGTCTGCTGAAATGACCCCTTCGTAACTTTCTAACATTGAATTAATAACAACCTGATTGGTTTGTGTTCCACCTACTAAAAAACGAATAGTAGCATTTGGACAATCAATTGTATCTTTAATCTTTTCAATTGCCTGAGCTGTGAATTGATCAAAACCATATCCCGAAGCTTGTACAAGATTTGTATCTACTAATCGTTTTAATACTTTTTCATGAGCACCTTCTAAATAATCATTTTCAAATGAAATCACTACATTTCCCCCTAAAACTAATACAACATTTTTAATAAGATAAACCAATTTCAAAACTAGTTCGATATTTAAAATGTATTATGAATGGTTAAAGTTTGTATCGCATTATCGCGAAGTTGAATAAATATATTATACATCAAACAATACATTATGAAAATTAATTAATTTTTTACCACAATTACTTTGCATGCCGAAACACATATATTAATGATTGAATTTTACTGTTAAAAGTTCTATGATTTAGGAAATAGAGAAAAGAGGGGATTTAAATGGAACAAATTAAACTTAAAACTTTTACTGCTGAGACTTTAGAATTATTAGAATCAAATATCAATGAATTTTTAGGTTCTGAAGAAGCTGCAAATTTGAAATTAGTAAATATTACAATAAAAGAAATTGAAGAAAGAACATTTCCAAATAATGAAGAAGAGTTTAATGCAATATTAACTCTATCTGTAAATAAATAATCTGGAACGAAAGGTACAAAAGTTTTTTTGTGCCTTTCTTTATAGGAGAAATAAACTATGCAATTTTCATTTTCAAATGATTTAGGAACACTTTTTACCATTATTTTAGCAATTGCCTTTATCATTAATTTGGTACTAGCGTTTATTATTATTTTTTTAGAAAGAAATAGACGTACAGCCAGTTCAACATGGGCGTGGTTATTTGTACTTTTTGTATTACCATTAATTGGTTTTATCCTTTATCTATTTTTTGGAAGAACGGTTTCTGCGCGTAAACTAAATAAAAATAATGGGAACGTGTTAACAGATTTTGATGCGCTTTTAAAGCAGCAAATTGAAAGCTTTGATAAAGGTAATTATGGTACAGATAATAAACAAGTTCAAAAGCACCATGATTTGGTACGTATGTTGTTAATGGATCAAGATGGCTTTTTAACTGAAAACAATAAAATTAATCATTTTATTGATGGAAATGATTTATATGATCAAGTTTTACAAGATATTAAAAATGCTAAAGAATACATCCATTTAGAGTATTATACATTCGCTCTAGATGGCTTAGGCCAAAGAATTTTAAAAGCGTTAGAAGAGAAATTGAAACAAGGTCTAGAAGTGAAAATTTTATATGATGACGTTGGTTCAAAGAAAGTTAAGATGGCTAATTTTGATCATTTTAAATTGTTAGGTGGAGAAGTTGAAGCATTTTTTGCTTCTAAATTACCGTTATTGAATTTCAGAATGAATAATAGAAATCATAGAAAAATCATCGTAATCGATGGTCAACTAGGTTATGTCGGAGGATTTAACATTGGTGATGAATATCTAGGTTTAGGAAAATTAGGGTATTGGAGAGATACGCATTTACGTATACAAGGGGATGCGGTTGATGCACTGCAGTTGCGATTTATTTTAGACTGGAATTCGCAAGCACATCGACCTCAATTTGAATATGATGAAAAATATTTTCCTAAAAAGAATAAATCATTCGGTAATGCGCCAATCCAGATTGCTGCAAGTGGTCCCGCCAGTGACTGGCATCAAATTGAATATGGATATACAAAAATGATTATGAGCGCTAAGAAGTCGGTATATTTGCAATCGCCTTATTTCATTCCGGATAACTCATATATAAATGCCATTAAAATTGCAGCTAAATCAGGGGTAGATGTTCATCTAATGATTCCATGTAAGCCAGATCATCCTTTAGTTTATTGGGCGACATTTTCAAATGCTTCTGACTTATTATCCAGTGGTGTTAAAATTTATACGTATGAAAATGGATTTATTCATTCTAAAATGTGTTTAATTGATGATGAAATCGTATCAGTGGGCACAGCAAATATGGACTTTAGAAGTTTTGAATTAAATTTTGAGGTAAATGCCTTTGTATATGATGAAAATCTTGCTAAAGATTTAAGAGCAGCTTATGAACATGATATTACAAAATCAAAACAACTTACTGAAGAATCTTATGCTAATAGACCATTGTCTGTTAAGTTTAAAGAATCGTTAGCTAAATTAGTTTCGCCAATTTTATAAAGAATAATTTCAAGTCTCATTTTAATGAGGCTTTTTTTATTTCTGCAATTAATAACTATAACAATATTATGTAAACCAATGAAGTGACAAATGTCATTTTGAACCAATGACAAAGTATCCTATTTTAAATCGAATAAATTTACTAATCTTAAATTAATAAAATATTAAGAGGTGATTCATTTGATTCAAATATCTAATATTAATAAATCATTTAAGAAAAAGCGTGTTTTAAAAAACATTTCAT